TCTTCCGAGCGTCCTCCCAACGGCATAAGATATACCGGACACTCGATCCCGGCGCCCCTATACTCAGCAACAGCTTTTTTAACTTCTTCAACGTCCACACTGTCAGCCACAACAAACTTAAGATAAAGTTGACTATTGCCAACGGTACTATACTGACTAGCAATATTAGGGTTAATAGCGTCCTCCCAAGATTCTCCACTGACACTAAGTTTTGGGGAACAACTCCAAGTAACTTCAAATCCTCTTTGAGCATTGAGGTAGTCGTAGAACCCAGGTTGTAAATCTTGTGAAGTGTTTGTTTCAAATGTAACATTTTTTAAGTCTCTCATACGTGGATGGTCTAGAAGCTCTGTATAAAACTTTTGCCATCCTAACAAAGGTTCACCACCGGTAAATATTAAATGGACATCTTGTCCATTATCCATTGTCCACTTACCTTCTGGAGTAAGTGATAACAAGTGTTCAACTACATCGTCTACATTTTTATCCATCATTAACTTTTTAAACTCAGGATAGATACTTGCATATGTATCACACCCAGTGTGTATAATAGGCAAGTCATTAAAGTCTGTTGTTGTCTTGTGTACTTCTTTGGCAATTAAGTCCGCTACTTCAGGATTGTGTTTAATGCCGTTTGCTTGGTTTTCTGCACGACTAGGTGCATTGCGATCAAGTCCAAAGTTCATACAACGAAAGTTACAACCAAAGGTGCGTAAGAATACACTAGGTACTCCTACAAACTTGCCTTCGCCTTGTACGCTGTAAAACGCTTCAGAATATCTTAGTTTCATTTCCTTCTTCATTAGCAGCTAAACTCCTGTTGTAGTTTAATGTTATCAAAGAACTCTTTCTTTGTTCCTGAATCATCTTTAAAAGCACCTTTTAAAACAGTTGTCTGTGTAAGACTACTATTTGCCATAATGCCTCTGTTCTCACAACACCCATGTGTTGCTTGAATGTAAACACCTAAGTGTTCTGCATTAGTTGCTTTTTGAATCTCTTTAGTAATGTCATTTGCAAGTTCTTCTTGTAGCGTACCACGTCTTGCACACCATTGTGCAATTCTAGTGTACTTACTTAGACCAATTAGTTTTTCTGCTGCAATAATACCAATGTATGCTGTACCAGCTACTGGCTGGTGATGATGCGAACATACGCTTCTAAGTTCTGAACGTACAACTAGCATACCTTCATATCGATCTGCGCTATCATTTGGAAATGCTGTTGCTGTTGGCATAGGATCATACCTTCCTACCATTAGCTCATTAAAATACATCTTAGCAAGACGTCTTGCTGTGCCTTTTGAGTTAGGATCTGTTTCTCTATCAATAAGCAATGTATCTAATACACTTTCAAATGCTACAGTTGCTTCTTCAATAAGTTGTTCTTTATCACCTTGTTGTAAAACTTGTGATATATTATCGCCAGCCCAATGACGAATGTTTTGTTCTTGTAACAAGGCTTTTAGCTCGTTTGCTTTTCCCATTCTTTTATCTCCGATGTTTAGGCAGTGGATTGCCGTTTAAAATACAATGCACAATATACTTTACATTATACATTGTATTTAGGTTTTTGTCAAGCATTAAAATACTTATTAAGCATTTCAAGTCGATCATGTGATGCAGCCATTGCATCAAGTTCTTTTTGGATTGTTTCAACAATATCAGAATGTTCACCAATACCTACTACTTTTTGCATATAGACTTCAATGTTTACTCTGTGCAACTCTATTTCTGCTTCTGCATGTAGTGTAGCTGCCTTTACTAAATTTTCTCTCAATTCCATGTTTCCTTTCCTTATGTTGTATGGTAATTACCTTTGCCCGGAATTACATTTCGAATACCGCCAGTAGGATCCGAACAGTCCCCTTTGCGCCTGAAGATCAAATGTATATGTGGATACATCACTGTTTGACCTGCATCTTCTCCTATATTTAAACCTATGTTATAGCCTGTTATATTAGTATTGGCTGATAACACGTTGTCATTGCCCATTGATAGTGCAAATTTAAAACACTTATTAATTTCTTCTTGTGTAGACTCTTTTGGTACTACTAGTACGTGACCTTCAGTAACTGGAAAGCCATCTTCAAATACAACAAAGTCTCTAGTATCTAAAAATACGTTAGTCCATGGAGCTCTATTTTCTTGTTGTGCTGTTGCTAGTGTATCATGCATCATATGTACCTACTATTTCCCAAGGATAAACAAGCCATACATCTTCTTCTGCTTTGTTAATTTCGTGTGCGGTGTAACGTACACTATCAAAGTTACTAGATAAGTTTTCAGTCAGTGTAGCAAACCTTACATTTGCAAGCTCACCATTCCACACTGTATTCCAGCTTTCCTCATTAGGGAAACAACTTGCTGCCCAGTCTTCTTTAATCCAATTAAATGTTGCACCGGTATCGTTAATGTCATCTACAACAAGAATCTTCTTACGTTTAGCAACGTCCCAACGGCTTTTAGTAGTAACACGCTCTTCTTCGCTAACATATCCAAATGCGTCTTCTGACATCCAGCAATTACTTTCAGGACCTACTTCATCGTCACGTAAACTTACTTTAAGTGCTTCGCAACGAACGTCTAACATGTTGCTTAGTATAGTCGCAGGCACGTTGCCGCCTCTAGTAATCCCTACAATGTAATCAGGCTTCCAGTTATCTTTTTGCATCTGCATTGCAATATCAATACACATTTTTTCAACATGACGCCAACTGTAGTAATGTTTCTTTATCATAATTATGTATTCCTTGTATATTCGTTAACGATCTCTTCTTCTGACAGAATCTTACCAATTGTTCTTTGTGTACCGTCTTTTAAAGTACGTTCGATTACGCCGCTATTATATTCAACATCTACAACGCCACCTTGCTCAAAGTCTTCAGGGTTTTTTTCATACCACATACTTGTAAGGCTATGTGCATGAATAGACCTAACCTTCCCAGCCCATTCTATTGCTTCTAACTTCACTCTTTGATTTTCAACTTCTTCATCATATTCACTCATTTCACTTTACTCCTTAGTAAGGTACGCCTTACTATCTATCCACCTATAACCAACGCTTTGTACAAATGGTACAAAGCCCCATGACTGTGCTTTCTTACCCATATAGAATAAACTCCAACACGGTATTTCGTTACCGTCTGCATCTTTACCCAATGTTAAGAAATGTAAATCATCTGACCCGCGAAGCCTAAAGTGTCCTGGACCTCGCCATGTTCCTGTTGATCCTACTATAGCACCTTCTCGAGAAATACAAGGAGTATGTTCCCAGTAGCCGCCTTTTAGAATTAGTGTGGCATAACTCCACGGATGATTGTGTAATACGGGTTCATCGCTTTTTAAAACTTTGTGTAATGTAATGTTAAAAGGGAAGTTCTTTCTGTCCTTTAAAAACAAATACCAACGAATAAGATACGGTTCGTTGCTATCTCTGTCTTTGATTATACGCTTACGACCCTTAAGAAAGTTAAACATTACATAGATCCTTTAATTGAGTCAAATGTAGCATACTTTGCAAGTTGTGCGGTATACGCATCTTTCAGTTCTTTTAGTTTAGGATACTTGGCTTCCATATCTACGTCACGCTTGATTAACATTAGTGCATCACGCATCTCGTCAAGCTCTGATAGAACATCTCTACCTTGTACTTCAAGAGTGCCATCACATTTGATCGATGCTTTAGCAGAAACGTCATCAGTCCATATATTACTGTTAAGTCCAGTTATACTTGATGTAGTAATTTGACCGGAATTAACCGTACTAGATCCCATACCATTAGTACTGTACACATAGTCTGCCGGTGACCCACTAACAGTTATAGTTTGGCTACTATTCATTGTTAATTGCCTTATATAGTTCAGTTCCGCTAAAGAACTCTTTGTTAAGTAACTGACGTTGCTTTTCAAGGCTAACCAAATAGTCATTATAGTTCTCCATATAATCACGTATCTTGGATACAATTTCGCCTCGATATTTTACATATTCGCTATAGTCTTCAGTCCATTTACTAGGATATTTAAACTCTGGCAACGACATTTCACTGTAGCTCAGTCTATCAGGTACCATAGGAATAGCATCTACTAATGCTCCTTCATACCAACTAATGCCAAGTGTTTCTTGCAAGTTCGCACTAAACACCATTTTAGCTTCGCCTAATAAATTATGATATTCATTTTTTGTAAGTTGTTGATCTTGACATACTACAAATTCATATTCGGGAAGGTGATGCGCCAAGTCATTAAAGATTTCAACTTGCTTCTCAGGAGCAACACGGTGTGGAAACAAGATTAAGTCTCGCTTCTCCATACCTTTGTAGCTAATTAAACTATCTTTTAGATACTCCATAGGCCAGCCAACTTTAATTGCTTTGTCCATATCAACATTATAATTGTCCATCATAGTATCTGTAAACAAGTCAATATGAAAGTCTGTAGCAAAGAAGTTGTCATCATAACATTCATACATTGCCATCTCAGCATGTCTAACCCACGGTTTGTCACCTATTAGTCTACCTAAGAAGTCTTGTGGATCGTAACTACCGGCATGCCATAAGCCACCAATAGTAATGTTAACACCTAGTAACTCTGCCATATACTTTAATTGTATAACAGTAGGGTTCCAAGCATCTGTGTATAAGAAATAGTCCCCATCGGCTACTTGTCCATTACAGAACATTTCACCGATAGTTTCTAGTTGTTTACTTTTGTAAACGTTTGTACCACCGAAGTTGAGAAACGCCCCAGGCGTAGTTGCCTGAGGAGTCTCACCGCCACTAATAACATTCACATTAACATTTGTAGATCGTTTGAGCTGTGTAGGAAGGTAATCCTTCCATTGCTTGGTATAGCGTGTGTCTACAGCTTCAATGTCTACAATGTGAACAGTCATTAGAATCTCCGTTTGTTGTTAAAGTTCTTACCTGAAGAACGAGTTTTTGATTTAAGGTGATTAACATGCCTTTGATATGAACGCCATTGGTATGATCGTTCGTTATACAAATCCTTTTCATTAAAATGAAAAGCCACGTTTTTAGCATCGCCCACGTAGCGACAAAAGTCCTTGAAATTTTCCAAGTCTCGAAAAACTTTGTCATAGGCTTGCTTATTAAAGTCGATTGCCATTTTTTAATATCCTCTATCAATAGCATTTAGGTGGTTGGTAAATATTTTATTGTGCAGCCGTTTTCGTTGTCTTCTGCAACGCTAATTTCTACAAACCGGCCAGGGTACTTTGCAGAAATTTCTTTATACAAGTCGTCTGCCATCATCTCGCAGCTCTTGTAATCTAGATCAAGCACTGACGAACTATTGTCAATGTTTTGATATAATCGTTCAAGCCAACGCTTGAACTGGATGAATTCGATGTCTCTATCGTTGTGGAACACTTCGATGCACACCCGGAAATGGAAGATATGACGATGAGGAACACCAAGGAACGAAACATCGTCCCAATCGCCAGTTGCCAATTTTGGATCACTATCTGCTCCTGGATATTTATGAACACCTTCTTTAGTAAAGGTTACCCATATACTTCTTTCAGCATTATTTAGTGTAGTTTCCATATTCATTTTATTATTGTCCTCTCGTGTTCTACGTAACATGTAATCATAATAACGTTCTTGCATAGTATTAGTATACTTTCTTTATAACGGTTTGTCAAGTGAATATTTACTCCAATCAGTAAATTTTTCTCTATCCATTAGGTCGTGTAGGCTATGGCACCAAACACCTGGGTTAGATGCTTTAAAGTCTTTGTCGTCAATTTTAATCATTGCATTGTATCCCCACTGTTTAATGTAAGGAACTACAACACGAAGTTGTGGAATAAAGTAATCGCTCTCGACTAAGCCACCATCTAAAAACCATTCTAAGTTAATAGTACTAGGAATATCTAAACTACATAAAATACCTTGATCAGTAAAAGCACGGATCATTAGATCCCAGTCTTCGAAGTTGTCTGATGTTACAGGATTATAACTATGATTAGCACCAAAGAAGATGTGTTCGCACTGTTCGTTTGTATAGTGTTTCATAATTTCGTTGTAGTTTTGAACATCAGTAACAAACAATGTTTTCATATTAAACGCAGGAGTCTTTTCAACTTCTACACCTGTAAAGAATATCGGAGTATCACTTACACCTGTTTCATAATCACGTTTCATATTGTTTTTAGCCTCGTTTCTAGTCGATGTATTTCGTCTTTATACCAAAGTTTTTTAGTTTTTAATCGGTTAATTTCACTATCGCTTGCAAATGTATTATACATGACTTTTATCTCTTCGTCAAGTGTTCTATGCTTTTTGTATAGCTCTTGTAAATAGCCTGCTATTTTATTGTGTTCATCTGTGAAGTTGCTCATCTGTCAATTCCTCTAACTTTGCTTCATCAAATTCAATATCGTCAGCTTCTGTTTCAGGCTGATCAAATAGCTTATCAAACATTGGCTTAGC